GCAACATGTGCATCAATTACAACTTTGTAATAAATGCGAAGAGAAACGGCCACCGGAAGGTGGAATACAAATGAGTGCAGCAAGGTGGATTTGCGCTTGCTGTTGGACCAAACGAGTAACGACAAGGAATTTATTAGAACATGCCAAGACCCAAACCACCCGAGCCACTGATCGGAAGACAAGTGAGGATGTCTGATAGACAGTGGATGATTCTCAACCAATTAGGCGGCGCAGAGTGGCTGCGCGCCCTGTTAGATAAGAAGGCACCCATGCCTAAGAAATATTATGAAGTTTTTAACAACCAAGAAAGTCGGAAATGAAAGCAACTAAACGTAAATTCCCATCTAAAACCAAACGCGCTCAGTCGTTTTTGGAAAGCCATCCTGCTACCTCAGTTGGCGAGATAGCATTCCGGTTTGGCATGACCAAACAATCTGTCTATGCTCTGCGCAATGCCATGAAGAAGAAAGGCTTTGTATTCCCTAAAAGGAATGAGCAACTTGCCTCCCTTGCTCCGGCACAGCAGAGCGCTGCCGGCAGCGCACCATTGGAGATTGAGATGTACGACGAGCCGTGGCAGCCGCCTGAGATGCCGCCAATGCCGGAAGTGGACGCAACCCTTGACGCTCGGGCCGTGGACTACGGCAAGTTCATCGAGGGCGCTGAAGTCATGCAGATGTTGAAACGTGTTGTACAGAATGCCTTGAGCAATCGTGACAAGACGTTGGCACATGATCAGGCGGAGTCCTTGGACATGATCATCCACAAGATTGGCCGCATCATCAACGGCAATCCTGATGTGGTTGACCATTGGTTAGATATTGCCGGCTACGCGCAATTGGTGGCGGACCGCCTCAACGGCCGGATCCGCTGATTACTCTGCTTCTCCCCAGCTTGGTCCGATTTCCACATCGCACCGACTGGGGACTTGCATGTTGACGCACGTTGCCATAATTTCTGCTGCACGCTGCGCTTCTTCCTTTGTCTTGACGCTCAATGCCAGTTCATCGTGAACCTGCAGCATGGGCATGATCCCCTCCCGCGCTAACGCAACCATTGCTGCCTTTGTCTGGTCGGCAGCAGACCCTTGGATAAGACGATTCAATCCTTTGTAGGTGCCTGCGCGCTTGATCCGTTGGCCGTATTCCATGACGGCTTGCTCACGAGGCAACGCTTTATTGACACCCCACTCCATCGGCTCCCAAAGTGGGAACCGGCACTTGCGTCCAAGAAGGGTGCGGATGGATCCGTTGGACGCGGGATGCTCGATCCGTTTCATGACGGCGTTCACCGTGCCTTTGAGGAACGGAACATTCTGGTGGAACTTATCAATAAGTTCCGACGCTTCGTCAAGATTTAAATCAAGCTGCGCGGACAGTTTGTTCTTGCCCATGCCGTACATCAGGCCAAGTCCAATGGTTTTGGCAGCTTTTCTGTTGATGCCGGCCATGTCGGCAACCATCTGGTGAAAGTCGGTGTTGGGGTCGTTCTGGTAGGCGTCCACCATCTTGTCGGCTCCGGGTAAATCGAGGAGGGAGGCGTAGTGAACCAAGAGCCTTGGCTCCTGTGAGGAGAAGTCATTGGATGCCCACATTTCGCCCTCTTCGGGAAGGAACAGGCTGCGCACCATGGGGCCGATGATCTCGTGGCGGGCAGGGACCTGCTGCAAATTTGGATTGGCCATGGACAGACGTCCTGTAACGGTGCCGCCATCGTCTGAGCGCATCTGGTTGACGTGCGGGTGGATACGCCCTGTCTTGGCACTGAAGTTAAGGTACGGCTGCAGGAAGGTGCTGTGCGTTTTGTTGGTCTCGCGCGCCTCCACAATCATCTTGGCAATCGGATGCTCACAACCATCCAAGAAGCCTTTTGTAAAGCTTGGTTGGCCGTTCTCGGTCTTTGCATAAGGCAAATGAAGCTTGTCAAAAGCAAGGGCGATGCTTTGTGCGGCCCAGATATCGACATTGGATCCGATGAGGGACTTGAGGTCCTTGTGGATTTGTTTCTCACGGGCGATCAACTGGTTGATTAGCTGCTCACATTTGGGGCGATCAAACCGAATGCCGCGGCTTGTCATGTTGTGCAGGACAGGGAAGGCTTCTGTTTCGAGGTTGAAGATGGATTCAACTTCATCCTGACGCATGCGGATCTTGAAGGCTTGCCACAGTTTCAGTGTGAGCGCTGCATCCTGCTCAGCGTACTCTCCCACATACATGGCGGGTAGTTTCCAAAGTTCTTTTTTTGGATGAACTCCGAAGTCCGCAGCGGCTTGTTTGAGCCCTTGCTCTGACTTGACTTCTTGTAGATAGTCGAATCCCAAGGAGTTGAGAGCGTAGCTGAAGCGGTTTTCGTCAAGAATTGGGGCAGCGAGCATGGTATCAACGATCCGTCCGTTGACCTTAAAACCACTTGCTTGTAGCCACCCCAAGTCATAGGCGGCGTTATGCATAACCTTATCGGAAGGGTAAGCCAGTACGTCCGTGATCCATCTTTCCACTCTTCGTCTGTCCAGATTTCCACCACCCTGATGCGCCACCGGAAAATATCCAGACCATCCATCGACGGCAATGGCGTAGCCGACAACGAAACCGTCGTTCCGAGGCCATCCCGGGCCCATGGATTCCAAGTTGGGGTCGCATGTTTCAAGATCAATTGCTATTTCTTTCGCTGTAGACAGGTTGGGGAATACTTCTGGAGCTAACCATTCAGTGGGGGTGGGAAAAAGGGGTATTGTTTTTTTCATATTTTGAAGCCTTTTTCAATATGTTTGGGTAAAACTAAATGCAATGCCTTTTTAGCGCGGGTTATCCCTACGTAAAAGAGCCGGTGAACGTTATCACCGTTGGTTGCGTACTCTTTTGCAAACCTAGGTGAGAGGTCCATGAGCAGCAGCACATTATCCGCCTCCCCGCCCTTGGCTCCGTGGATCGTGGACAGTTTAATTCGGCCCATGGTTGAAAGCTTAGTTCCGCGGCGCAGAACTGCAGTCAGGTAAAAACGCTTGTCTTCGGTAATGCGGGACAAGGCTTCATGCCAGATTGCATCGGTCTGAAGGCCAAAGCTGTTCTGCAGGTCCTTGATGCTGTATTCAAGGAGGGGCTCGCCCTTGAAAGTGCGGTAGCCCTTGGTGATGTATTCAGCGCCAATGTACTTGTAGACGTTGCTGATCTCATCGCCATACAGGAACGCCCCTTTGCGCAGCTTTTCCCATGCCTGTACGGCTTTTAAAAGGGTTAGGCTAAGGCTTGGTACCCCTGAGCGCTCAAAAAGGATTCCAGAGGCCCTGAGCCATTCATGGATAGGATTTAAAAGATAGTTGGTGCTGCCCATGATGAGCCATTGGCCGTCATCAATGGGCACATCTTCAAACCGGTAGTAGGTCATCACGGAGCCCTCGTAATCGCGAGGCTTCCATTCCTTTTCTTGGCGCTCTGTAATCTGCTGCACAACTTTGTTAGCAAGCTTATGGACTATTGATGGGACGCGGTAGGACTGATCAAGGACGGTGATCTGGCCCTCAAATGACAAGAAGCTCTTGACATCTGCACCGGCCCAAGTAAACACCGCCTGATCGTCGTCACCGGCAAGGAACACCCGTTTGGATTTCTTAGCAAGGGACTCGACAAGCTGCCACTGCAAGCGGGACAAATCCTGTGCTTCGTCAACAATCAGAACTTCAAGGGCCGGCAGGCGCTCGGGCTGCACCACAATCATCTCCAGCAGGTCGGTGAAGTCCAGAAGCTCTTTGCTGCGTTTGTAGTGCCGATACGATCTTTCGACAAACTCAAAGTGATGCCATTCGATATCGAGGCCACACTGGTTGTAGTGCTCGCGCAGGTCTACGCCGCGGATGCGGGCTAGGTTGATCTCGTTCAGGATGGGGTTGTCGGCCTTGGCCATGTCCACATCATCTTCTTGGACCACGTTCATTTGAATGCCGGCCTGCGCTGCAAACTCTCGGTAGTCTGCGGGCTTCATCATGAAGTCCACCTTGACGGCAAGGCAGTGGAAAGCCAAGCTGTGCAGGGTTCTGAAATAAGGGAAGTCAGTCCTAGCATTCAATGCAGGGAACTTCGCAATCGCTCGGTCCTTGGCCTCTGTCGCTGCTTTCTTGGTAAAAGAAAAATAGCCGATCTGCATTGAAGACAGATCGGCTGCCAACTCGCGATCAACAACGTTCAGAAGG